CACATCTGGTAGTCCTCTCCCTCTACTCGTGAGTGGATGCCGGGCAGTGCCTCGTCGAGTACCACCAAGCAGTCCTTCTTCGAGTTGAAGGTCTGCACAGTCTCACCGTCTCCACGCGGGGGGTACACCTTGAGGAACCACTTGGTTCTCTCCGCGGCGAACCCCGCTCGGAAGACAAGAATGTCAGCGTCAATGAGACCAATCATTCTGAGGCGAATATAATCCAGACAAGAACCAGCGCATAGAGTACAACTCCTGCTACCTGTAGTAATGTCATTGGATCATACCTTCAACGTCAGTGACAGCAAACACCTCTGGCTCTGGCTCTGGCTCATTCAACTGGCCCAGCGCACCCTGAAAGGCATCCGCTTGGAACAGTGCCTGTGGCAGTACCATTGTGGTATGCTCAACCACTCTTGTCTCTTTGTTACGGACAGCATAACCGCTAGGGCCATACTTGCCATCCTCACCGATTACATTGGCGAACAGGATAACCTCATAGTTCTCGTTCTCATAGATAGGTTCACTCATTAGTTGCTTCCTCCGCGTCTACAACAATATTTGTGACCGCAGCCTCTTCAAGCTCTTCAACGTGTGCGGCAGCAGCCTGCGTGATCACTGTGATCTTACGTGCACCTTCCACATCGTTCGTGAACTGTGCCTGCGCGACCAGCTGCAGCAGTGCCTTGATAATTTCAATAGTCTTCATTTACTTCTCCATCAGTTGTGTAGTTGTCTCTTTAATCATACCAATCAGTATGTCCATCCTCTTGCCCTTAGTAGGCCCAAGAGTAAGCAAGTCAGGTTGTGCGAGTGCGGCACACACTATGCGTGTCGCGTCTGCTCTTGCTGCTCGTATCTCGTATATCTCTCGCTGTTCAATGTCTGTCATCTGCTTCCAGCGCCAGTAATCCGGTGAGCTAGCGGGTGGAATACCCCCAGCTTCAGCCCTCTCCGACTGCGCAGCAGCCTTGACGTCCTCAGCAGCGGTAACTGCCATGCTTGTGATCTTGTTGGCACTCTCACCTCTGACTGTGTAACACAGACCCACCTCTATGTCAGCACCGGACGTTTCTTCTGTACGGAACCACATGTTGGTGCCTTTGAACTGCCAAGAGTATATCTTCTTGGTGCCCCAGTCACGTTCGTTAACCTTTAGTACTTCTCCCATCCACTCACTCATTTCTCGTCTCCTACTCCGTGTTGTTCCATAATGCGCACGGCATTGGCTGCTATGCGTCGTAAATCATTCATACAGGTGTGGTATTGTCGCACTCCTCTGCGCCCTACTGCGCCATTACTTTTAACCCAACCTACTCGGGCGGAGTCAACGTAGTATCCTATCAAGAATAGTTCTTCACCTACTGACTTAGCTTTCATTCCTATCTTACGTTGATAGGCACGCTCTCTGTCCAGTGCAGCCAACACTTCCTCTGTCTTCATATCATTCCTTCCTCTTGTGCTGCGGCGAGCCAGAGTTCTTCTGGTGCCTCGTATGTAACTTCACTTGCTTTCGATTCCTTACTCCCCCAATGTGTGCCCACTGTCACTCCCGCACCGAGAGGTACGGTCAGCCGGACACCATATAGGGCCTCAATCATCTTATAACTATCGTGGATCAAGCACTGTTTTGCTACGTCGTGCCAGAGGCCAACCTCGTCCGGGTGCAACTCTGCAATGATCGAGTCGTGTACTGTATTCACCATGAAGGATTCCATCCCCCTCATCCTGTGCCATGCTGCTACAAGGGCACATGGTATAATCTCCGCAGTAGCGAAAGCCTGCACAGGGTAGTTGTAGATCGAGGTCGAGTTGGTGATGTATCCGCTTTTGCATAGTCTTGTGTCCGGCCAGTAGTATTTCATTCCCCATTCTGTTCGGAGAAATTTGTCCCGTAGTACACACTGCGTCCACCCTTGCTGCGTGTCAGCAATACCCGTATAGCGTGCTTTAAAAGCATTGTAATACTGCTGTTGAGTGGGGGTACCAGAGGTGCCTCCGTAGAGAGGCTTAAATGTGTGCGCTTTGGCATCCTGTCGCTGTTCCCCCGTAACCTCTGACTGATCGCACCCGTTAAGGATAGATGCAGTATACTTGTGGACGTCCCTTCCGTGTACGATATCCCCAAGTGCCACGTTGTCTCGTCCCAAATGAGTCGCGACTCTGAACTCAAGCTGAGCCCCGTCGGCTTCACCGATAAGCCAGTCACTATGCCTACTTCTAAAGAAAGGCTTGAATCCTCGGTTGAGGTTTTGGAACTGGACTTTGAACTGTAGTCCGTTACTAGAGAGTCGATGTGTTCTTGTAACGCATTGGTTAAAACTTGCTTGTAGATGACCGTTAGCCACTCGGCAACATTCCGTGAGTTTCCTAATGTATTTAGTGAGATTGCTATGTAGCCGAGCCCATTCTGTACGTAGACGTACGAACTCAGCTTGTCGCTTCGTCTTCGGTACAAGTTGCGCCACCACGTCGCTAGCAACACTCGGCGCACCGGAAGGTGTGAGAACAGGGTCTCCTTTGTAGTCAGTTGGGACTCGGAATTTAAGCGTATCGAATATGAACTCTCGCATTTGTTTTGTACTGCTTGGGTTAGCGCCATCAGCAAACGTTTGGATCGCAGTTGTTTGTCTCGCATACGCTTCCTCTTCGCGTAGTCCATATTCCTTCACCACCTCGCAGTCTAGCTGCATTCCATTGAACTCAATGTCCGTCAAGGCTGGGGTGACTAAGCAGCGTTGATAGTTGACTGCTTCCAGACCATGCTTGCGGAGAAGTTCTCTCTGTAGCAGGAACAGTTCACCACTAGCCTCGACGTCCCTCTTGCAGTACCGCAGTAGCCATGACTGCGGTATGTCCTCTGTTGGTATACCTGCTTTGATCATCAGCGAGCAGGTATCTTCCTTACCGGGTAAGCCGTGTCGATTTAAGCAGGCGTTGAGGCTTAGCTGATGTAAGCCAAAGCGATTACCCCCTAACACGTACTCAGCCGTAAGGGTATCGAATACTACTACGTTGCGGAGGTCAACCCCGCATCTTCGGAGCCATCCGAGTTCGAATTTAGTATTGTGAGCAACGATGAAGTCCGCTCTTTCAATTGCTGCAACGAGGTCGGACTGTCCGAACTCACTATCAAATTGATGCTCAATATTCCCGTGCGGATAGGCTTGGAAACATGCAAGAACGATCCGATTCCCATCTGCGAGAGGTGATCCTTTAAGCTCTGTAGTTGTTTCAAAGTCAAGGACGACATAGTTATTGCTCCAATAGATAGAGGGGTCGGGGCACTCGACGTGCCCCGGCAACCCTGCTAATTTAGAAGGCTGGTCTGACCGCGCAGACAGTACCGTATCGCACCCACGTAAGTCGATAGCAGCCTCTTTTATTTTAGTCGAAGTCAGACCAGAATGCGCCGCCATCGCCGCCTCCTGACACTAACTCGTGTACTTGCACAGACCGTAGCCTCAAAGTAACACCAACAGCTTTGCTGGCAGCGTTAGTGTACGGCACGATCTGGCCTTTAAGCCTCGCCATTGTACCACCATAGATAGGTGCAGTGACCGCTGATCCGTCTTCTGCGAAGACTAAGACTGGGGTCTGCGTGAATGTATCCCCGTCCTTGGGCGTAACGTGGTTCTTCAGCTTAAACCTGAACAGCACACTGTCAGTATCCTCGCCCTCTTCATCCTTCTCTGTCTCATAGACGTTGGCAGGAATGTATTCCTTCTGCTTAGCTATGTCAAGGGTCTGGATGAAGGCAGTGCGGACTCCCTCAAGGCGTGCGATCAGTTCCTGTGTGGGTGCGAAGTCAAACGGAAGCAACAGCTTCGTCTGGAACACACCGTCAGGATCATAACGAGTATCTGCACGAGACAGCCACGGATAGACTAGCTCTCCGACTGGCGTTGTGAAGATTTCGAAGTTGGGTTTGTCTGACATATCTTTCTCTCCTGTTGTAGTCTTGTGATTATATCTTCTAGATATTTCATGCGTCGCCGCATCAGTTTAGATTTACCTGTTCGCTTAGCCATACAACCTCCGATGCCGCATAACAAATGCTTTGTCTCTACGCGCAAAGTTGTCGCGTTGCTGCTGTTCTATGTCCTCCATTGAAGGACGTGTACTCTCTGTCTTGATATCATCTGGCTGTTCATCCCTGATAAACTCACGGGCTCGTTGCAACCTCTTGTATACCACGTCTTCCGTAACATCCTGCATCCGTGCTATCTCTGCTATTGGGAGCCCCTGTATGTAATGAAGCTCTGTTGTAGCGTGAAGCAGTGGAGATAGTTCATCCAGTCGCTCTCTCATTTCCTCGTAGGCAAGTATCTCATACGGGTCTGCCGCTAGAAGCTCTGCGCTCTGTCCGGTCAGCGTACTGTTGATCTTGTTGCCATGTTCTTGTTCGATTTCCCTTCGACGTTGTTCTCCCTTCTTGAAACTTATACTTTTCTGCTTGGCTACTAAGTGACACTGTGCGAACGCATGGTACTTAGATTCAAAGCCTTTATTCTCCTCGGTCTCAAGCAGGTTAACTATCACATCTTGTGCTATATCATCAGCCCACGATCCGTAGTCTGTACCTATCTCTCCACCTAGGACGCGTACTGCTACTGCTTTAGCTGTTCCTAGTAATTCTTTAGCGTTATCGTTAATGTAACTCATACTTTTACCTCTTCTTTATTAGAAACTATGAGTCAGATGGTGCTTTCTGACTTAATCCAGTGGTATTAGCTGGCTTAGTGTCGGCTCTACGAGGACAGCAAAGTACTCGTGCCTACCACTCACCTTATTCTTAGGCAGAGACATGACTATCTCTCCCCTTTGTACGTTCTTGCTTGTTGCTCCCAGCCCTATCATTACGTCACACTGCGCTGGAATGCCAGTGTTGGAGTAGTCCACATCCCCTAAGTCTAGCACAGCCTTGCCATCAGCTGAATCACCAGCCTGTGTTACACTTACCACTACGCAAGAGTATCTTTTGGCCCACGTCCTAGCCTGCGTTGCCGCTTTCTCTAGCTGTAAGACGTAGTTATCGTTGTGCATATTGAGATTGCGAAGCTGATCCAACACCAGCACATCCGGCGTGTGTTCCTCAATCAGTGTTGTCACCTCCCGCGCCGTGCCCGGTGACAGAGAGGCCATTATAAGTAAGTCATACCCATGCTCCCGTGCTTTTGTATCGGCCTGAGAAGGGTCGTTCAGTACCTCAAATTTGTTCATACCGCTGAGGCGGTTCACCACCCTCATATTTACGTCGTCCATAGGGTCTTCATTGCCTACGTAGAGCACTGTGAGCCCCTGTGAGACGAACCCGGCGATCATCTCTATCACGGCCAGGGTCTTGCCCATTTCAGGCCTAGCAAAGACTAGGAGATGGTGTCCGGGCTTCACGCCTCCGTCGAGACGTTGATTAAGACTTGGGGGCCAGACTTCGACGAGGCCTTCTGGGTCAAATCCGTCAGCGCATAGCGAGCAAACGTCAAGTCCTTGGCGTATCTCCGTGCTTTCCTTCTGCTCCAAGCTGTTAGAAGCCATGAGGGCATCGTACTCCCCCATGAGAGTGCTTGTATCCCCTCCGGTGAGCAGGGCGTTCGCCAACTTATGTCCTGCGACTTCCCGCTTAGTGGCGAGAAGGTCGTCAACGACGTTAGCTGGGCTAGTGTCCATTCCAGACAGGTCGGCACACAGGTCACGGAACATGACTTTGTGCTTGTCCGCAGACACTTGCCGGGCCACGTTTTCTCCCAGTATTTCGGGATCAGTCCGAGTGCATTCACTATCATTGTCGTAATAGTGCTGTATGCACTGCCATATGATCCATCCTTGTTCAGACAGATCGTCGCGTTCCACGTGTCCCGCGATTGCATTGTAAGCGTCTGCACTTTGTATTGCGCTGGATAATACATGCTTCTCCCTCATCCGTAGAGTATCCAAAGGTATAGCCCACAGCAAACTGCAATAACAATCATATCTGTGAACATCTTAGTCATTTTATAGCCATCCATCATGTTAGTAACTCCTTTAGGTCTTGTTCAGTCATGTTCTTCATGTCCTGCTTCAACGGCAGCACCCTCACGTCCCCCCATAGCAGGGAGTATTTACGCGCCCACTTAAATGAGAGGGCAGTCGCATCCTGATCCAACGCTAATACCACAGGTCGGGCAGAAGTTTGTGACAATTCTACCGCCCGGCTGCATCCAATTCCCGTACCAAGCAAGGCCACACTGTTTACATACTTTGAGGCGCGTACGGCGGAAGGTATATCTTCCACTACCACAATGGGTGCAGTAGGCTGTGTTTTGTACCATGATAACGCCTCCTCGTTAGGGTTCATGTAGTTCAGAACTTTTGTACGCGCTGGGGTGA